CAGAGTGTAGTCTGATTTGGTATGAAGATTCAAACGATTAATGAATGACAGGCGATCAAGGTTCTTACCTTGAACACCAAAGAAATCTTGTTCCATCAGGTCTTTGTATGCACGGACAAACGAAGCACGTAGACCAGGATATTTGCGTTTGACTTTTTTCTCAATACGGGCATCTTCTACAACATTAAGGAAAGCCTTAAAGTTTTTGCCGTTTGAACATGCGGCATCATGCCAACCATCCGCAGGAGTATACAGAGCATGACCAACCTCATGACCGAGAAGCAGGTCATACAGGTAATTAGACATGTCTTTCCAGATTGGACAGTACAGAACACGATTCTTAGGATCAAATGATGCCGTACGGAGTTTGCGGTGTTCAATACGGATATTTTCGGTCGCCAACAGTTTGGCGAGTTGTGATTTACTTTGTACAGTAAAGGACATTATTCGGCACTCACAGTTTCGTTATTGAAATAAGCAGCAACCATTTTTGCATACTTAGGTTCTTTCATTACCTCATGCATAATGGCAGGTAGACCATGATAATCAAAGGCTTCTTTTACGTCATTCACGCAAGAATAAAAATGCATCTCTTCTTCTTCGGCCATTTGCTGAAGGTAAGAATCATTATTAATGTAAACAGACATAGTAAACTCCTCGATCAATATATTAATATTATAGACGGAGACTAGAGGAAAGTCAACAGCGGTAAGCTGTTGATTTATAAGGGGAATTTGGAGCGGCAGTGAGGAGTTTAACCACACTATCTACGGGGGTAGACCGTCACGGACCTGCCGCATGAGAGTAAATCTTATATGATTACTTAGGCTTTGTCAAGCGGTTTTATCGACCAACTTGAGGCAAATATTTCTCTTTTGCCTGTTCCCATGTAAGGTAAATCAAATCATCATAAAACAATGATTCGTTGGAGACTTTGTTCTTCTTCACCAATTGTTTGATTCTTGGCTTGGCATGTTTCTGTTTCCACAAATCAGTCAAGGCTTCTGTACTTGTATCAAAAAGTTTTGTCATCTCACCAACTTCTTCACCACGTAAAAATTCACAAGTCTTATCATACAGAGGTGAGAAATAAATTCCACGTGCATGTTCAGAACGAATGAGTTCTTTTGGTATATTCAGTTTAGAGTAAGTGAAATTCAATGAACGATTCTTATGGTCACGTTTATGTGGTTGACCAGACGGTTTCTTTGCAACATACCATTCAAAGTATTGTCTAGTATAATTTGTTTTCAACCACTCACGAATCATATATCGTGTTTCTTTTAAAGGTTCAAACGAAACTGAACCACTGGTGAAGCCCATCGGCTGCCAGTGGTCCAGATTATCGTATTGAGACAACCCACCAGCTTTTGTTTTACCATACAGAGATGTTGTTGTCACACCGACCAACTTGTCACCATACAGTTTCTCCCACAGTTCTTGAATGGGACTGGCCAAACAAAGCAAAGCCAGTAGTTTACCACCAACATAATTGAAACCAAGAGGTTGCAAAGGAACAATCGTAGAACCGATGGCAGTATGATTAATCTTACCACCAGTTGTCTTCAAGTCTCTTGGCCAACCAATAAAGTTATCTCTTGGTGTCAAATCTAAAAAGTCAGATGAAATGCACATCACACCAAGATATTTCTCGGTGACTTTATCTTGAACAATGAAGTTAAGATTTCTGCCGATGTTAGAATTGTTTTTCATTGTGGAAGAAAATGTACGAATAGTATTCCACAACTCAGGCAGTTCTTTGTCTTTATTTGTATACAACAATTGTGGTTCAAGTTTCAAGTAATCATCAGGATCATTTGGCATCCAGATGTTGGCCTTGATCTCTTGAATCGCACGGCGTTGTTTGTCATCCTCTAATACTTTCTTCTCACCTTCCCAAAGATCATTCACGGTGATAGTTGGATATTTTTCTTGTACTTCACACCACTTTTGGAATAGTGTGTACTCTTTAACATCCATCTGAGAAACATATGTCAGTTCTTCAATGGTTCTCTCTTTAAGTTCATCGACATTGATATCTTGATACTCAATACCAGAATCTAACCACTTCTGCCATTGTGTTTCAACATCATCTTTAGGATCAAAGGTGTAACTCATTATGCGGCTTTACTCATTCTCTGAAATTTTTTAATTCGTTTTTGTTGTTTCTGTTTTGCCATTCGCAACGTAACTGGACCAACATTGTCAACAAAAGATTTGCCGTTCATGTGTTCTAACTCATGTAGAAAACATCTTGCGGTTAAACCTTCTAATGACATCTCTTGTTTCTTACCTGTTTGATCTAGAAACTCGACACGAATGGCTCGAGGTCTTTCTATCTTAACAAATAAACCAGGATAAGAGAGGCAACCTTCATTGTCTTTAACCAGGTCTGTACTTGCCTCAATTACTTTTGGGTTGATACAGACCAACTGAAAGTCGCCGGCACCAATAACAAAGACACGTTCAAATACACCGCATTGATTTGCCGACAGACCAATACCGCCATAAGATTTCATGGTAAGTTTCAGTCGCTCAACTAGATCGTCCATCAAATGATTTGGTAGTGTGTCTGTGTATTCTGGAATTTCATCTCTGAGCATTGGATAATCTTCACCATACAAAGGCAAAGGCTGCACAACTTTCTTCTCAACAGATGATGAACCAGTATCAAATACTAAAAATTCTTCACTCATTTTATAATCCTCGAAAAGTTTTTCTCTTTCTGGAAACGAATCACGTTTCTAAATTTATCTTGCAGAATATCTCCTTTGTGAGAGATAACAAACAAGTTTACATCTTCCAACATGTGGAGAATCTTCATCAGTTCTTCTGTACCATTTGCATCTAGACTTGAATCAAACGTCTCATCTAGAATTAACAGGTTAGTATTAGATGAATTCTTCAGTTTGGCAATGGCTCGCCAAGTTAACATCAGAGCCATGTCGATTCTTTGTTTCTCGCCTTCTGAAAAGTTATTGTAGGTAAACTCATCACGATGCCGAGATTTGATTGTCTCTTTAAACGATTCGTCAAGGTTGAAGTTCACAAAGAAATCTAAAGAGGCCAGATATTTGTTTACAAGTTTGTTGATGATAGGTAAGTATTGTTTCACAATCTTCGTCTTGATACCAGAATCTTTCAGCAACAAAGATGCCGCATCAAGATAAGTCTTTTCATCAATAAGTTCCTTTATTTGGCCTTTTAAATCTGTCAGACCACCATATATGACTTTTAATTCTTGTTCTTCTTTATCGGTAACAACAGTAGAACTTTTCAATTCATCGACCAACTTTTGCAAACGGACAATCATCTTATTTGTTTCGGTGATGGTTGCATTTGCCGTTGCAATCTCAACTTGCTTCTTGTTGATTAGTTTCTGTGCCTCATTAATCTTGTTTAATTTCTGTTGTTCTTCGTTGAGTTTCTTTTCTAGTTCAGAAAGTCCTTGCTCACAGTTATGGGCTTTGGCCGAGAGCGTGTTAAGCTCTTCTTCTTTAAATTCGCTGGCAATGGCTTGCCGACAGGTTGGACAATCATCATGTGATTGGAAGAAACTGATATCCTTTCGTAGTTTGGATAAGTTCGTTTCAATTTGCGATTCAAGTTTTGTAATCTTCTTGACTTTAGTCTCAGTTTCAATTTGTAATTCAACCACCAATTGCAGTTGTTCCGTTTCGGTTCCCAAGACGGCAACATTTTGTAATAAGTTGGCCACTGTATCACTATGCAGTTGTATCTCCGCAACATATTCGTTCACCTTGTCTTCATTGTTTTGTTTAAGTTCATCGATATGCTTCTTCTGCATATCGTACTTTTGTTGTTGCAATTCAATTTGATGTTTCAAATCGGACAGGTTCTCTTTATTAGATGATAGTCTTTCTTTAACAAGACCATTCATCGTAGAGAAGATTTGAATATCAAGAAGGTCTTCAATGATGGTGCGGCGATCAGATGCCGATAACTGCATGAAAGGAGTGAATGATGCTGAACCAAGAATTACAATCTGCGTAAAAGATTTGTAATTCATCTTGAGAATAAACTTCTCTAAGAATTCTTGGTAGTCTCTTGCGGCTGCATCTTGATTAAGCAGTTCGCCGTTCTGTAAGATTTGAAATACATTTGGTTTGATACCACGAATAATCTTATATGATTTATTGCCAGTATCAAACTCAACCTCAACAACAGTTTCTTTATTGTTGATAGAGTTTACTAGTTGTGGTTTATTAATATTACGGAAAGGTTTACCGAACAAACCAAAACACAACGCATCAAGCATAGTTGACTTGCCTGATCCGTTTTCACCGACAACAAGTGTGTTTGTGTTGCCGTCAAGTTTGATTTCAGTGAAGTGATTGCCTGTACTTAACAGGTTCTTCCAACGTACATTACGAAATAGAATCATTCTGCGATTTCAGTATTCAATGCCTCAACATATAGTTCACGCATAACAGTTTTCAATTTTTCAGGTTCAACATCAAGTGCAAGATTATCAATATACTTAGACAAGATGGTCATAGTGTCTTCGGCCTGGTCAATAATCTCTTGGTCAGTATCAATTAAAATATCTGTGAAGTCTTCAACGATACTAATATCACAGATGCCAGTCTTGTACAAACTATCTAAAACATGGTCAAACAAATAAGGGTTCTGTTTGTTTAACACAACCACTTTAACATATGTGTTCTTTAGACTTGCGAAATCATATGCCTTCCAGTATTCAAAGTCTGTTTCACCGTCATCATAGATTACCTTATTGAACATTTGAAATGGGTTGCGAACGAACTCCATCTCTCTTGTGTCGGTATCAAAGATATGAAAGCCTTTTGGATCATTGTAATCCGCCCAAGTCATCTCATAAGGAGTACCAACGTAGGTAATATTGCCGTCAGATGATTTGTGGTGAAAGTGACCAGACAAAACGATATCATACTTCTTTAATACGTTTTTGTCAAGGCCATGGTCACATACATTGCCTCGATCCATTTCAAAACCTGCAATCTCAAAGTGACCAAAACAAATCTGTGCGGTAGAAGACTTCATCTTCTGTAAGATTTCTTTTTCATTACTATCGCATAACCAAG